TTTCATTTATTTCCAAGAACGGTCTGTATTTCTTGGATAATCTAATTATATCACGAGCAACGATTTTGTCAACCAAATTATCATCCCAATAAGGAAAAATGTTTGATAAATTGGTAATTATCGTAAACGTCTCAAGTGATATTTGCTTTTGTAAATACAGACGTAAGATATGTGGATGCTGTCCGTCTGGTGTTACAAAATTTGCTTGATAATTATCGTCAAGTTTACTCAAATCAGATTTAAAAGTATAACTTAACGCATCCATCTTTTTGCGCCAATCAACATATCGCTCATCACCAATGTCTTCAACAATATCACGTATCCATGAATTAGGATTAACAACCATATTGGCCAACAATTGATTTATTGGCTCAGTCTTAGTTGATAATTTGTGAAAGAAGAAAACATCGTTGCGTGTACGATATGTTTCAAATTTGGCTCTTACTTTACCACGGTATTTTTGATAGTCATAACCATCCGTGGTAAAGTGTTTTTTCATTGCAAGATATTTTATATAGAGCTGAAAAGTTTCCTCATTTGCAAAGCTCTGTGATGTCTTTATCATCTTTTTCAACCAATCTCAATTGCACAGCTTCTGATCTAAGTTTCTCTTTAAGTATTGATGATTTCTTTACAATATCAGCAACTGACTCAATTTCTAGACCGTTCTTGCGCGCATATTCAACTAACGCATCAATATAATTTACACCATTGGCCAGCATATCCGCAATTTCATGGTGGATTTTTTCAGGTGACCTTGGCGGCGTAATCATTTGTCTAAAGTCCCAACGCGTGTCTAATTTCATTTTTCTTATGGTCCCTTCCCATTCTATAGGCTGTCCAAAAAAGCATTACATCTTTCTTGTCCTCATAAACTAAGTTGCCATTAATCTTCACAAAAGGTTTATCTTTTATTTGAATTTCAACACCATAAGTATTACCACGGATTTCAGGTATGTTACTATCCATTTAATGTCTTAATCCCGCTGATCCAATTATCAGCTGCATCCTCGACATAGTGGATAGATTTCCCTTCAAAAGTTTCACGTTTAATTTCTTGTGCTTCTGAGAAATAACGAATAGAATATGTTCCTTCATTATCTTTATGAATTTCAGCACGATACATCAGTTTATTGCGTTCGCCTAGTACGTGTTTAACATACATCTGTTTTCTCCTTTTTAATATGAGTTATGTTTGAGCTGGCCTTTTTAGACCCGCAAGATTTACAGTAATGTAAAGTAATTAAATACTTATGTGTATCAAACTCAGTTGTTATTTGATTCCTTACAATATCAACATTATCACAGCATCCGTTGATTGTCAACCGTTTTCTTCCTCTTTTGTTTTATATTGCCATTCATCAGTGTGACCAACCGACCATTTAGGTTGATCTTCAACTGCGTAGTTTTGAGTACACACTTTAAAATCAGGTCGTTTCAAATCAGCAGGTGTTAATGAGCTGTCTCGCCATATGACCCTGTTGTTTGGTTGTGCGGCGAATTGTCCATTGTCAAGTCGGATGACGTTGAACGATTTGTGCTCGGGATCTTGCTCACTGAAATTGGTGTCAAGGATAGACTTGTCGCGGTGGGCATTGTCAATAGTGAATTCGTACTCGCCACTGTGCATCTTTTTATCTTTTCCAAAGAACTCACACCTACACAAGATTGGCTTTTCAATAACAGTAATATCATAATCAAAACAATCCCATAGCTGAAGAACGTCAAGCGGGAGTTGTTCGTCAACATTAATGTCTTCCTTCCAAACAAACGCGGAAATAGGTAGTTTGTCATATAGTGCTCCATAATCAGTAAGTAGTGTTTCAAAATATAATGCTTTTGATTGTGTTGATTTAACACTGATCCAAATTCCTGGTGTCAAATTACCCCATCTTGGATGACCTGGTTCTAAATCATAAAGATATTCCATCTTAACATATACCGCAACTGGCGGTAAAGGATGTACTAAAAATGCCATTTAAATTTCCTCAAATAAAACATTGTTGACATAATCATCTTTATCTTCTTCGGATATGCCCATTGCTAAAATGGATCTGTGCAAATGTGGATTTAATTTTTGATTTTGACAATACTTATTTAATAAGATCAGTGTATCGCGGTGTGATACAAAGGCATTATCATCTAAATTATCTAGATAATAATCTACCAAATCGGTTGTTACTTGAATAAATTGATTAAGCTCATCATCAGTATTAATATTACCAACCGCAAGCATATCACTTGAAAAGATTTCTTTTGCCCACGGTGGTAATTCACGTGGTTTATTCCATTCAAGTTTCTCAACCCGACGTTCCATGTAATTATGGTAAGGATGTGGAAAACCATGTAATGGTGAAAAGTCCATAAACGAACCTGTAATCTTTTTGGGACCAGCAACAATATCAAACCCAAGAATAGGTAATTCAATATTTGCTTTTGGAAATACGTTAACGTGCATCAACCATAAACCTTTACCGTTTTCTGGTACAATGGTTTTCAAATGCGCTTTGTAGATTTGATCTGAATTCCAAAAGGTATCAGTCCATCCAGGAAAGTGCATATCATCAGTATATTTTTGGTTGTCATAACGCTCGAACTTATTATCAAATGAGTTTGATATATATTCAGCATAGCTGTTAAGCCGGTCCCATAGTGGTGTCATTTATTTCTACGTGCCCTTTTCAGTTTGGCATATACATTTAGTAAACGTGTTTCTCTTACTTGTTTCAACGTCTTCCGCCTTCGCCTTGCGCTGATACTTCTTGCGAGTCGATCTGCACGTTTCTTAGGTTTAAGGTTAATGTCTTCTAATGCTTCATCTTGCATTTGATTTCCTCCTTAGAATATGTTGTATTATAGTATTATTTTATATCATAAAACTTGGATTGTCAATTATATTATGACAATTCATCAAATAATTTTGAGGCAAATTCAAAACACTTTTTTGCCTCGGGTGCCATGCTATCGTCAAGAAGTTTTCTAAACTCTGAGATAAGCAATTCTTTATCACCGTCAAAGTCATACATTGTTCCAGATCCTGGTGCTTTCTTTTTAATAATTTGACCGCCGTGTAATTCTCCAAAATGCCGAGTATACATATGGGCAAGTAGACCATGATTGTTTTCAGATTCGGCAAGTTGTCCAATATGGTTTTGGTATTCTATTACGGATGCTGGTAATGCCGATGGGTGACCAAATCCGTGTAGTTTTTCGAGTTCCTGCATATCAGCTTTGATACGGTCCGCTCGGTATATAGCATTGAGATTAGGTGGAATGATAACAGCATTTTCAAGTGGCGTATAGTTGTGCCATTGGCAAACCAGGAATATGTAATATTCGTGGTCCGATAACTCGCCTCTTAAAAGCTTACGAGCAAATGCCCGCCGTTCTGCTGCTTGATGATGATCCCACGTTAATTTCTTCAACTCGTTGCTCATTATAAATTTCCTCCGTGGTATGATACAGTTATTTATAATGAAAAAAGGGGTGACAAATTAATGCCACCCCGTCTAAAATTTATACAATATTACTTTTTAAAATGCGAATGTCGCTGTTACAGATGGTGCATATGTTTCTGCATCAATGTCATAGTCGACAGCACCTTTTAGATCAATACCACTTAGGTCATATGTATATGAACCACCGATATTTTGTGCAAGATCATCCTGGTCACCTGCAAGATATGCAGTCAGGCCCATTACAGTAGCATCTGCTTCAAAAGCAATGTTCTCTGACGCAGAACCGTATGTTGCGGCACCACCTAGACGAACACCGTCAAGCATTCCTGCTGTATCAGCACGGCCGCCTACAACCCATTCTTTGGAGTCGAGGTTATAATCACCTGCTGTAGTTACATTGGCAATACCAACGTTTAGTGTGTATGCACCTTGTACGTTAGCAATGTCAGTTACGTCTGTACCAATATCAGTGAATGCCAATGCAACCGTTGCACCACCAACGCCGAGGGACAAGCTTTCGCCAGCCATTGTTGGTTCTTCAATTGTTGCGCCAGACTCTGTGTCAAACCAGATATTACCTTGGTCACCAAAAGACATTGCAACTCCTGCAACATTGGTACCCATTGACCAACCGTCAAGTGTTAGATCATTATCAGAGTCAACAACAAATTCCATTGAACCTGTTGCAGCGCCGTTTGTCAAAGCGCCATCAAAACCGAATGAAGTAGTTGCACCCCATTTATCATTCAGACCTTCAGCGATTACTGTTTCAATTTCGCCACTAAGTGTGACTGCTGGTGTTGGTGTTACAGGTGCTTGATCTGCAAATGCCGCTGTACCCGCGAATACAAGGGCTGTTGTTGATAGAAATTTGGTCATATTACTTCCTTTATTATTTGTTAAAAATGTGCCACATTTTCTGTTGCTAGGTAAGTGGCCAACCCCCTTTGATTACGCCGCTAGGGCAAATCCAGATGGTTTATAATTGTCATTTGCAATTAAAAATTTTGGCTTAATAACGTAGGCCAACACGGTAATCTACTCTCATCTCTTCACGTCAGTCGATCCTTGTTCAGCCCCATCATAACTACACTCAAGTCTATTCTCTTTCGAGTCCTTACTTGCACTAGGCCAACCGCTCAAGTGTAGTTATGGTGGAGCTGCGCGGTACTGCCCCGCGGTCCTGTCCATGCGCTGAATTGTATCAACGATTACTAGATATATATAAACTATTTTGATGAAATGTCAATCAAATAAAAACTTTGATTATTTTTAGTGACTTAAATGATACAGCTACTCTTGCGTTTTAACAATTATCTGTTCGTCATAATCTGTAAGATCTTCAAACCAATCGTCAGGTATTTCAATATCAGGTAATTCCCAACCTGGCATACCTTCGGCAGGTGTATCTTCAATCTGTGGATTGTTTTCACCATCAGTTACGTGAGTTTCATCAGTTACCAATGAAGTTTCATAGTCATACGGATTACCTTTAATAACTCCTTTAGCACCACCTGGTATGATAGTACCTGATCTATCAAGGTAATCACCAGGAGATAATGTCCGTCCATCTTCAAGGACTACACCAATAAAGTCTCCTTCTTCACTATATGCGTAATCAGCAGCAGTAAACCTTGATGGAAAGATAATGGCATTTTGAGCAGAAGTAAAATGGTCAGGAAAATCAGTATCAGCTTCATACACTGAATCAGGATCAAAAGTTACTCCATCGACCGCTGATACTCGAGCGCCAATATTAGCAACTGACTCTCGGTTAATTCCTTTAAACGTAAATATACGAAAGCCATCATCAGATGTGCCAGTAGGCTCAACACTGTGACAGCCCAAGCTTAAACCCCATTCTCTAATTTCAACATCAGGAACAGGCACCCCGTTTCTATCCGGGAGCCTGATCTCAAGTTCTACAATATATTCTTTTGCCACTATAAACTCCTTTAGTTTATTTATGCAGCAACCTTGTTCATTTCAGGACGGAAGGCAAATGCTACAAAACCCATAGGAGCAACAACAATTACCTGACCTTCTTCATCAACGATAAGATCACCAACTGATAGTGAGTGCATACGAGAAAAACGAGTGATTGCCGACTCAGGACCCATATTACCAATTTCAAAAACATCGTTTGCATCTTCAGCTTCAATGTTAGCAACGTGAGTGTAAAAACCAGCAGTAAGTGCCTCATCTGCCAAACCACCCATTTTGTGACCAGCAAAGTCAAGGTTCATTTTATTACGAGCTTCAAATGCTGGTACAGTTTTGCCTGCGTTTACTTTGTCAGCAATTTCACGAGTCATTTGAATTTGATATACTGAGTAGTTCATGGTGTTTTCCTTTTGTTGTTGATTCTAATATAACTGATTCGACAGCAAATGTCAATAGTTAATTTAAGTTAAAAAGAAATTAACCCCAATCTTTAAAATCTCGAACGATTTCTTCATTGTACTCATACCCAGCAAAGTACGCATCTCTTTCAATATCAGTCAGCTCAGCAACGACTTCAGACAGTCCAGTATCACCAACATAGTAATGAGGTCGACAACCACGCCCATAGTAACTATCCGCTGAGCCGCGGTCAAAAGGCCCTCCATGACGTGTATCATCTGAACCAAATTCTACATCATATACACGGCCTTTAAATTCAAAGGTGTCTGATTTCTCACAATACCTCATCCTACAACCTCCATACCATTTGAATATTCTTGCAACCAACCACGATCAATAGCGTGACAAACAATCATATCATTATAAGGTTCATCAGTATTCCACAAGCCTTTTTCCAAAGCCCAAGATTTTAGGTCAAGTTGAACAGCAATTGCTTGTTCGCCTTGAACAGGCTCAGCATAAATGCGGTCTATTTCTTCTTCAGCCATTTCAAAGCCATTACGAGTTTCTTGGATCCAAGGTGTCATTATACGTACTCCAACATTTTAACTTCTACTGCACGATCTTCATCTTCAAGAGAAGCCATATATTCAAAGGCCTCATCAATATAAGATGCAGCATACCATGTGCTAAGGTCCATATGCATATCTGCTGCAACATAATCCCAGTTTATTGAACCATCAGTATACTTATTTGTTGGCTCAGCAATTGCATCTTGAAAAGATTTTACAACATCCATTTTATAGTTAACGCCTGTTGTTAGGTTTGTTACGATATATGACATTTGGTATTCCTTCATTTGATGATTCTAATATAACTGATTCTAAACCAAATGTCAATAGACAATTTAATTTAAAACCAAATTAAATTATACTGTTTCAAATTCCTCAACTTCACGACCTTCAGCAAACAACATCAACTCAACAGCCAATTCACGAGCCTGCTCACGAGTCAATTCAACATGGTTGAAAAATCCATCAGATGTAGTAGGCTGAGAAAAACCACGAGGTTTTGCTTGTGTTATTTGAACACATTGCTTACGATCCTGACCACCCCAAAAACGAGTTTGAGTTAATTCAGTTGTTGCGTTTAAGTTCGGTACATTGCGTAATTCTGTAGACATTTGGTATATTCCTTTATTTGTTGATTCTAATATAACTGATTCTATACCAAATGTCAATAGTTAATTTCTTTTTAAATCAAATTAATTCCATAATATACTTTCTTGCTAGTCGAAGTGTCCTCCGAGGACAGCAACTTTCATAATTTCGTCATTACGAACTTCTTCTTCACGTATTCTATATGCTTCATCAAAACCTTCGGTGCCATATTGGCCACGTTCATGGTTGCCCCACAATCTTCTGAAATAACTATCGTAAATGTATTCAACTACTGTGTCAGATTCTGACTTTGTAATCAGTTGACCTTTTACCATCCAATTCAAACGGTTGGCTTCTTTACGTACTGCTGGTGAGCACATGGTGGACCTCCTATGGTAGTTATGTGATTTTATTTATCTACCATGTGACAAAATGTTACCGCAAACAAAAAATGATTGCGGTAACATTCTAAATTAATTTAAGATGGGTTAATAACATAGTGGATTAGTAACACCAATGCAACTGAGGCGCCAAGACCAACCATCATTTTTCCAAAGTCTTTTGCGACCAATGGGAATACTGATTTTGTTTTCTTTTTACCAAAGTATGTAGCCATAGCCAATTCACGGCCTGCAAGTAAACCAACAAAGACCCAAGTTGTACTCATAGGAATATCATTCAGTTCTTTGAAGAAGTATAGACATAACCAATAAAACAAGTCAATCAATGTTGCTGAACGAACATAACGAGTATTATGCTTTTCCAAAACAATCTTTTGGATCTTACCACCTTTTTCTCTAAACATAAAGAATAGGCCTGCAACAAACACAACACTGATAAACACCATTAAGTCTACGGGAATTACTCGTGGTAGGAATACCGCGATGTTAGCAATATCATGCGATAACCAAGTAAACCATAATCCACCAGTTGCTACCCACTGGGCAACACGCCAAAATTTCTTATTACTTTCAGATACTGGCTGAGTTTCATCATACCATTTACCAAAGTACTTATGGATAGCAAACCATACAGCATAAGCAAATGCCGCGGCTACACCATAACCCATAATT